AGACCTCGTATATCACCACTACTTGAATTAGGTTGATAATCTCTTATCCTAATAGGAGTACAATAAAATCTGATTTTTTTACCACCAGATGCCCTCATTAGTTTCCATGTCAAGTCCCCTTTAGCAATTAAGACCATTAACTTTCCGAACACACCAAAAGAAATAAAAAACTTTCTAGTACAGATTATACCAGATAATAACGTCAATTTTCTAATTCAGTGTTTCTTCTACTTCGTTCAGTGGTTCGACCCACGGTCTCCAATCTTTACAAGGAGACGAACAAAGTACGGCAATAGTTAAATCAGGGTAGTGAAGTAGTTATTGGTTTTATTGAGTATTCCCACAATAAGGAACGACCCTTCGGTCAAGAAGGACTCTCACCACATGCTTCATCACATGACTCTACGAATTACAATAAGTCTTATGCTCTGTTTACTTTATCAATAGACAGTTTGGATAGTTTAACCAATTCAGCTACTGGATTCAACCAGGCGGGACTCGAACCCGCATACTTCCACGACTTTTGAACTTTGTGACTGTTTTAATGGTAAAAAACCCCGAAGGTGTCATATGGACTAAATCCGTACCAAGTAGGGTTTCTCTAATTTTTAAGTGTTCGCACCTCTCAAGCACACTTATAATTTATTCACTAAATTATGTATGTATTATATAGTAGTTTACATACTTTGTCAAATGTTTTTTTAGAATTTATTGTTATAAGAACAAGTATTATTAGAACTGTACCGAAACTCCACAACCGCAAGAGGCTATTTCATTTGGATTAATAATCTTAAAGAATTCATTTAATCCTTCTCTTTGATAGTCCAAAGTAGAACCATTAAGAAAAGGTAAACTAATATCATCTACGACAATTTTAAATTTACCGTAATCTACCACATTATCGTTTGGAGAGATATTATTGGTGTACTCAATAACATATTCATACCCAGAACAACCACCACCAGTGACACCAAGACGAATATTACTTTCTTCGGGAGTAAACTCTCGACATCGTTCAATAGATTTTTTAATCGCTTCATCCGTTAATTCAATATCCATATCCATTCGGGTCTTCCCACACTTGATTGTGTTTTCTGTGTTTAGTTTTTTCTTCCCAATTTTCAATTGCCTTTTTAATACCTTCTTCTGCAAGAACAGAACAATGTAATTTAATAGGTGGTAATTCTAATGCTTCTGCAATCTCTTTATCTTTTATTTGTTTTGCTTCTTCAATAGTTTTACCTTTTAACATTTCAACAAACATCGTAGAAGATGCGATTGCACTTCCGCATCCATAAGTTTTGAATTTAACATCTGCAATAACATCACCTTCTAGTTTAAGGTCTAGTTTCATTACATCACCACACGCAGGCGCACCTACCAACCCAGTTGCAACATTAGGGTCGTTAGGGTCAAATCTACCCACACCATGTGATTTAGGATTTTTAAGAACATCCTCAAATCTGTCTACTACTTTATTACTATATGCCATACTACTATTTATAAAAATTTGGCGGTCTCTAGGGGAATTGAACCCCTACTTCAACATCGACAATGTCACGTTCTACCATTAAACTAAGAGACCAATGTTATATATAAGAAAACCCCCGCCTCGGAAGGTTGCGAACCTATCTATGTCTACGAGCGGGGGGTGAGTGTCTATCGACATTTGACTTTACGCCGTTTCTATATTACTGAATTTTACCTCTCTTTCTCATTCTTAATACAAGTATTATACATGGTGAAACAAGAAATGTCAACACTTATTTTCAAAATAATATAAAAAAAGGGAGAACCGAAGTTCTCCCCCTTTTTGGTCTTTAAACCTAAACAGATTATGTTAAAATGTTAGTCACTTTAAATATTCTGTAGTAGAAGTTAGTTTTCACTGAAGCAAGACCGTTAGCAGGTGTAGAACCTACAAATGGGTTTGACGCCATTCCGTATCTTGTTTTGAAACCAATTCTAGGTTGGAAAGTATCTTCCCCAACTGCTTTAACCATTTGTAAAGGTACATATGGGCAGTAGAAAACACCAGCGTCATAAGGGTTAGTACCTTTATAACCTACTGTACAGTAGTCAGTGTTTGCATATGGGTCGATGTATACTTTGATTCTTCCGTTAAGAAGACCAGCAAAAGTATTACCAGTATCGTCAACATTTAAGTTGTTAGATATTCCAGGCGAGTAATCTAAAGTACCAGCAGCTGCTAATGCAGTTGCGACATCAGAAGAACAGATTAGGATATTACCTTTTCCTCTTCTTGAGTCTTTAGCGATTTGATTACATTCTCTGTCAATCTGTACACCTAAACCTTTGAACTTCTCAGCACTCCAACGTCCGTCTGCATCTGATGACATGTTAAACACACCATTTACAGTCACGTTAGCTTGTTGAGCACCGTCTTTCGCTTGAGAGTTAATAGTTCTAATAACTTCTCTATTGATTTCCGCAAGGATTTCAGTAGATAGGATATTAGCTAATTCAGTCTCAGCGTCTAAACCGTGAATTGCTTTAAGGTCTTGTGCAAGTTCTAGTGAGTACTCAGCTTTAAGAGCTCTTGAAACTGCAGTCACAGTTGATTTCTCAATAGTGAATCCCATTTCATTGAAAGTACTACCAGTTGATGCACCTAACTCTTCTGCGTCTACAGTTGGCATACCAGTTGCAGCTAAAGATGTTAATCTGTCACCGTCTGAATCAATACCATTATAACCAGAGACGTTGTCTGAGTCATGAGTACCAGCAGAGTCACCAGAGAATCTAGTTTCTGCTTCATTAAATAATGCTTCTCTATTAGAAGTAGAACCACCTTGGTATCTTGCTTTCATAGCAAAGATAAGTCCAGTTGGGCCATTCATTGGTTGCACACCACATACGTCATATGCAATCAAGTTAGGCATAGCTCTTCTAACTAGAGAAATTAACACTGGGTCGAAATTTGAAACCGAACTAACATTGTTAGCAGGAGCGGCTTCGAATAACATACCTTGTGCGTTTTGTTCTGAGATTGCTTTCTCTTGGTTTTCCAAAAGAGCAGCAGTCACGGAACGCCTGTGATTGTCTTTAATTTCACCAGCAGACTCTTCGTCTAATACTGGTTTCCATTTTTCAATCAGGTTGTCATAACTTTGAATTTCCATTGTTATTTCCTAAGTTAAGCCCCAAATTAAGTTCTTGGAGCGGTTTTCTTTAATGTAGTGACATATCTGTCCATGTTAGGAGAAGTTTCCATGACTTCGTCATGTCCGTCTTCTTCTATTACTGGAGATTCTTCACTACTACCAGTTTCTTGAGAAAAGTGTGCTTCTTTAATAGTTTTGACTTTTTCTGCATACTTTTCAGCATCTTCGAAGTCTAAATCATTTACTAAAGATTTTAACTTTTCTACTTGAGTGTCCGCTAGGTCTGACGCAGACTCGTTGATTATGCGGTCTTTTGTCATTTCTTCGATTTCACCCGATTGGTCGATTACTTTCTGAGTAGTTTCGTTAAGTTTAGTTTCTAACTCTTCTACTTGTTCAGCAAGTTCATCAACTAGGTCAACTTTGGACTCAGGGACATCGATGTAAGACTCAGTAAATAAGTCTTTCAATTTGTCCATGAAACCTTCAGCGATTTCAGTCCTAAGACCGTTTTCAACTGCGACTTCATTTTCCTTCATCCAATTTTCAACTACATAGTTAAGGTAGCTGTCCACTTTCTCAACCAATTCAGATTTAGTTGAAGATACTTCTTCTTCTAATTCTTCTTTGTATTGAGATTCTAATCTATCAATTTCATCTGATAGTTTAGATTTAACTGCCGCTTCAAAGATAACTGCAGTTTTTTCTTTAAACTCTTCGGAAAGAGTTGCTTCATTATCAACAAGATTGTCAAGTTCTGCTTTTGCAGTATCAACTGCATCTACGTTCTCTACTGACTCTTCTGTTTCATACGACTCTTTTTTCATTTCAGGTTCTTTACCTTTCATGATGTCCATGACTTTAGCATAAACACTTTGCACTTCTGCTTTATCGTGTTTTGTACCATAATCCATAGACGCAGTCGCCATTGCATTAATCATACCAGCTTTAGTTTTTGGTGCGATTGATGCTTTGTTTTTTGCAGAATTGTCGGGAGAGTCAGAAGCTGCTTTGTCAACACTTGCAATAGACTCGGGTTCTGACACTGGAGTTTCGTCCTTAGCTGAACCTTTTGCCTTTACAGATGTCTTTGCATCTTGCTCTTCGAGAGTTTCTTCCACGATGTCGTTAATTACTTCATCAGTAGAAGACTCGTCATTTATGATTTCGTCTGACATTTCGTCTCCTATTTCATTCTAGATTTAATTAACGAGAGGAAATTTTTAAACTCTCTTACAGAAGTCTCATAAGCGACTTTTTTCGGAGCAGTTTTAATTTCTGTCTCTATTTTTTCAATTTCTTGTGCAGTCAAAATGCCGTTGTCCCAGACCCACTCAACTCCTTCCATAATACCATTAACAAATGCTTTTGGAGCAGACGGGTCTTGTACGATATCAACCGTACTAAGAATGAAGTCTTTACCGACTTCCATAGCGCCATTTTTATTGACAAGACTACCCATACCACGAGTTGACACTCCTAGTTGAACACCGCCTTCAAGTAGACCTTTTACAATCTTCCCATTGGGTGTGTCTAATATTCGTGCCTTTCCTACTATATCATCACCCTTGAATTCAAGGTTAGTGATTAAGTGTGAAACCTTATCTAAGTTCACAGTCGGCCCTTCTGGGTGGTTTAACTCTCCAACTGCCCTCTTAGTTTGAATCTGTTCTTTGTCGTACTTACCAACTGCTTGTTCCATTATCTCTCTAGGATAAATACGACCATTTCTATTCTTTTTATTTGTTTGGGCAAATATACCCTGAATGGTGTAGTCTTTCTCACCATTCTCTTTTTTCTCAACTAAACATTCTATATGACTTTCGTTGTACTCAGTTATTAATTTCATGTTAGTTCTTTTATAGTTTCCTTTGCAGATTTTTCTGCATCTTTTTGAGATTTGAACGCATCGAGTTTGTCGCCATCTATATATGCGACAAAAGGTAATCTACCTTTTTCTTTGTAGATTACCACATCAATACGATTAATCTTCTTCTTGAAGACTACACTACCTTTGGAAGTCGCCTCCCTTATTGAAGAAAAACTTTTCATATCTCTTTTTATAACTATTATTTATACAAAAGGAGATTTTGATACTAATTTTCTTCGATTTCGTCTATACTATCAGTCGTTTCAGTCGAGTTTTCCTCGTCAGCGTCCTCTATTTCGGTCTCAGACCCCGTTTCCGCAGATAGTTCTTCTACGGAAGGTTCTTCTGGTTCAATACCGTTATATACTGCACCAGCAATTTCTACTTTTCTATTATCTAATGCATCACTTAATTTGTCTGCAATAATAGAATTAAAAGAACCTTCTGCATTAACTAAATCGTCAGTAGTAATTTGGTCAATTAAGTCCGCAGTAGGACTAGACATAACTTCAGCTGCATCATCTACCGCAGAAGGCATATCGTCTTGGTCATAATACTCAACTTCTTGAACTTCTGGTTCAGAACCGTCAACTTCTTGTTCTAATTCAAAGTTTTCTACTTCTTCCATTATAGTACCTATTTTTTAGTTGTTTTCTTTTTAGCAGTTGCTTTCTTAACCGCAGTTTTTGCCTTAGTTGCAGTCTTCTTTACTGCAGTCTTAGTTTTCTTTGCAACAATTTTAACATCTTCTTTATCAACATCACCGTCACCGTCTTGGTCAGCAACACCGATAAACCATGCTTTAATTTTTGCATACAAGTCTTTTATATAATCCATTCTATTCTCCTAGATTAAAA